TAAGGAAATCAAACACGTTTTCAGGCGCGACTCCTGCACTTATAGCCTGATAAGTTGCGTTAGATAAATCTTCTAAAGTTACACCATATTCTTTAGCGAAGTTTCGCGCTTGTGCCGTCATCCCAGTGTAGAATTCCGCTGATCTTCCTGGAAGTAAAGTAAATACTTCAGTAAAAGCTTTCTCAAAATCCATTGCGGCTTTTATAGCTGCAACCCCTATTCCTGCAAGAGCAGCACCAACTGCTAAAATAGGGACTTTTAATTTAGATAAAGTCCCCCCTATAGTATTTACACCTTTTTTAGTAGCTATTTGTGCTTTAGCTAATCCTGTAGTAAATCCCACTGTACTCATTGTAAGATTGGCTACAAGCGTACCTACGTTTAAACTCATTTGATTTCACCTCCCATCATTTTACAGAACAATTTACAGTTTTCTTTTATTTCGTCTTGGGATTGTTCGTGTTTCTTTGGTTTCTGTATATATTCAAAGTTGTAAAGATCAAATATGTCAATAGGTTCGGCTTTGACTCCTTTTGTTGATGATTTGAGTATCGCTAAGTTTATATTGTAGTTGTACGCGGTTATCATTGCAGACCTGTAGTTTTCTCTTTCGTTCTGAATTTTTATCCCTTTTTGACGATTCATTAACTCAGATGCAGTTAAACTGTATACTTCATCATAAGTTAAATTGAAATTAATTACAGCGTTGTTTATTAATTCGTTATAATCAATTTCTTCTACTCGTTTTTTGTATCGACTTCCTCTTTCAGATTTTTAGATCCAATTAATGTTTCCATTATTGCAGCGTCAACTATCGGAGCGATAAATACATATCCATATTCTTCCACTAGGGCTTCGGCCTGATTTAATCTAACAGGATCTCCAGTATATTTTAAACCATAATAAAGCAAAGAAATCAACTGTGAATAACTTATACCGCCACTTAAATCTGTTGGGACTCTTATGCCTGATTTCTGTAAATCTAAAAGAGATTTAGTAGTGAATTTAATCTCTCTGAGTTCATCTAATTCAATTTCCATCAGGTTGCCGCCGTAAATACAGGATCAGTAGTATTAGTAGGCTGTAATGTAATATCAGCAGTATATACTTCTCCGATTGCGGTTGCGATGGTGTAATTTGCCACATATCCATAGAATACAAAGGTTGCATCATCTGGGAATGTAATAGTGAATTTAGTATCTGCCCCCGTTCCAAACAATGTGATCATTGCAGAGTGATAGTTTGTTGTGTTGTTACTGCTATCAAAGTTCACGGTGAATGTCATAGGTGCGAGATCCTTTAACCCCTGCATATGTGTTCTGTAATCGCTTGGGCTAAAGGTAGTAGTCTCAAGGTCCGCTGATGTTGGCGCTGGCGGAGTGATCGCTTTTACTTCTCCTATACTAACATTTGAGCTACCATCTTCGTATGCTAATGTTATATCTTTGTTGTAGTATTCTGTCATTTTTTCTCCTTAAACTGTAATTTCAAAGTTTACCGACCATGTGCTTCTCTGCTGATCATCTTTACCAAGACTCACACCTTCATCGCGAGCATAAACACTTAGATATCGTGTTCCGTTCATTGTCGTATTCACCACTCTATGCAAAGCTTCTAAAATTGCATTTATTTTAGATTCTGCTGTAATCGCCAATTCGTTTCTAACATGTATCATAATTGTCGGATATTCTATAAACCCTGCTTTGTCCCTGGGATATCCACCTGTGGGATAAACCACAATACAATTATTAGGGGTTTCCGGCATAGAGTATCCAAAGATATCTGTGTTTTTTGTACCTATTCCTGATGTCTGAAGATAAGTTACAATGTCTTCTACTACGCTCAAAATCTCATCTCCTGTTGTAAGGTTTTTAGAAACATATCACCTGATTTTTTAACTACATCTTCTAAGAATTTGGCTTTACCTATATCATGTTTATTTCCTGTCATTTCATGCACGTAGATAGCGTATCCATCTCTGGTAAATTTCGATTCGGGAGATTCATAACCTACGTTACCTATAACATCTTTGCCGTCAAATTCTGCTTTACTTGTATATGATCTCTTTCTCAGATCTCCTGAATCTCTAGGTGTATCTTTAACAGATTCAGCCTGAATTTCTCCAGTGGATTTATTCATACCTGTTTTTGCATCTGAGATTAGTTTCTTTTCTGATGCTTTGAGACTTGCAATTAAAGACGCTTCACCGAAGATCATAAATATACCTCTGAATGTGAAAACAAGCCACCTGGATATGTTAGCTTATTTACTTTTATAGGGTTTCTTGCCATTCCATCGGCTAAGGTTATTCTATCCTTGTATGAGATCTCTTGATTTATCATAATAAAAGCATAAGAAGTCACACTTACGTTTGTTTGGTTTGTCATTTCTGTGGCTTTGTATTCAACGTATGCAGGATAACTTACAGCGGTATTATAACTAGGATCTTGCGCCCAGTCTACGCTATTGAAAGTCTCTAAAGATATTGTTGAATTGTTTAAGCCAAATATACTCATAAACAGACACCTATATATGTTATAATTATAGTCCCTAAGATACTCAATACAACTAATCCAATCTGTATTCGTCTTTTTTCGGTTTTCTCTCTAATCTCCTGAGTAGTAAGTAATCGTGTTATTGTAACTGTTAATTCTGATATGGATTTACTCGCTGCTCTGAACTCACATCGCATTCCATTTACTTCTTCTACTATCATACTGTTTGCATTCTGCCAATCAGCTTTCTGCTTCCTCTTATATACATCACATTGATCATGTGTAATAAATGCACATTCATTCATAGTTCACCTATATTCATTGTTTAAATCAACTATTGGATTCTGGTCTAATTTCATTATAGAATCATAGTATTCACTGTCGTTTCTTTCTATTCCGTCTGTTAAGGTACTTAACTTAATTGGAACTCCTTTATAGCAATCTGAGATTATCTTTATTGCTCGTGCATACCATTTAGATCGATTGGATTTAGAGATCTCATCTGAAATTGTATAAGAATAACTTCCGATTTTCTCTGACTTGAAAGCATCGTGATCGCCTATTTTTGCTGCAATATAATCTGCAATAAGATACGCTTTAGCTCTGCATGTTGCTCTTGTTCCACACCCTGGATCTATCTGTGTAAACTCGTCAACTGCATCAAGATAAAATATATTATAAGTATCAACGGTTATTGTGCCAGAGGTGCCTATAGTGTACCCTGTATATACTGTAAGGTTAGCTGAAACATCACAGGTCATAGTTCCCTCGCATTGCCATATAACTCTGTTTTACCGTAATCGTTCCACATACCTACGTTTCTTTGTTCGTCTTCAGTTAATTCAAGTAAAGCAAAGGCTTCAGGATTGTTAATGAAATACTCTATTGCCATTTTGAGTTGTAGTTTTGTTCTTGCTCTGTAGTATATATCTTCGTTTAATCCAAAAGAGAACATATCAATACACTTAAACAAGATATTCTGTTTTCTTTCCTGATCGTTATCTGTATGAAATTCTCTTATTGTTTCTTTTGCGAGTGTATCTAAAGTATTAATAAAAGGATCAGGAAACGAATATACTATATCTGGTTTATTGTTAGCTTCTCTTATTGCCTTTTTGTCTCCTCCGCATCGGTATTTTATCATCCCTTTCCAAGCGATGTTTATTGCATTTTCAATTACAGTGTTTTTAATTGTTTTCTGGAACCACTGACCCATTTTATGAGCAATAGGATGGTATAAAAATCCAGTTCTTGGATCGTTGTTGTTTAAATATTGAGGTTTTTGAGCGTTGTTTTTTAAGGCTTCAGCTATTTTTTCCTGTTGGATCTGAAGAGGTGATTTAATAATATTTACATTCATGATTGCCTGTATTGGTTTGATCTAGCTAGACAATTCATTATAATGTCCTTTTACTTCTTCTTTTTTCTATGGTTTTGATTACTAATGATTCTTTGGGGTTTGTTGTTTTTTGTTCAACTGGTTTTTCTGCTTTTTCAGGTTTAACTTCTGGTTTTTTGGGTTCGATTTTGATTGGAATCAACCATATCCTATCAAAGTTTTTTATATCTTCGTTCTGAATTTCTATCATATCTCCCGGGTAGAAAAAACCTGAGATATACTTAATTATATGCACTTTGTTAGTGACTTCAAAAAATGTGGAAGAGATAATATCACCTCTTTAGATACCTGATAATTTACATATTGCAGCCGGATACTTGAAATTAAGTCCAACTCTTTCAAACACTTTGCCGTAGATAGGTGATGTTTCGCCTGCAATTGGATCTGTTGTGATCTCTGCGTTTGGAGCCCATGTCTGGTTCATCTCAAAGAATTTACCTATTGGGTCAACTGGAGTCAGTAATCCATAGTTAGCAGAAATATCTGAACTATGTCTGATTTGACCAGCAATTCCGCCAATTGGATTGAGTCTTTTCATGACCTGCTCTAATTCCATTACACCTGCAGTTGATTCTGATCCTTCTAACTCAGAATACTGTGTTGGATTCAGTGAAAGGTTATATGCTTTTGCCTGAACACCTGCTGTAAGTAATGTGTTTTTAGCTGAAACAACCTTTTTAATTGCATTTCCATATGTACCAAAGTCGTATGAAGTAGCATCTGAAGAGCTATTTGTTAAGTTCAGCATACCTTCAGTCATAAAGGTTCCATCGTCAGGTTTCCAACCCACAATAGCCATTTCGTTCTCTCTTTCTGCTACTTTCTCACCTGCAAGTTTCGCAATTGATGAATCAATAGCAATACCATTGTTCATATAATTGTCAAATTCCTGCTTCTTTATGTCGAACCCTTCTACAATAGAGTTAATTAAAACCGTATGGGTTTCTGATCTGAGTCCGTCTCTGAATATTGATCCATCTGGAAGCGCTCTCATAATTGTAGCATCTGAAAGTTCTGAGAATTTAAATGCCTGAATTGAATCTAGCGACATGTTTGTGATGCTGGTATTAACATACATCAACTCTCTTGCAATGCTCGCCTCTGAGATGGGTTCTATGATTTCATTTGTGAATTTCTTTCCTAGGTCTGAATATGATGTCATTTTGTTACCTCCATTATATTAAGTTCACCCATATCTTTCCAACAGTAGAAGTTGTAGTTACGTCTTCAAGGGCATATGCAACAATGTTATTAGTTCCAGGGGTACCTTCAATTATAGATCCTGCACCATCTACCGCAGTTGATCCTGGCATCATTGCCATACCAGCTGTCATAGTCTGATTCTTTCCGAGAATTGCTTTAATAGG